CTGCGGGAGCGTCTCCACCGTTAAGGCGGCAGGTGCAGGCAATAAATCACCAAGGTCATATGCCTGAGGCTCCGGTCTTGCCTCAGTAGTAGCCAATATAGTGGGCACAAGAACCTCGCCCTTAATCGGCGCAAAGATTGGCTCGACTTCTAAAGCCTCCAATTCTTCTCCCTCTTCGATATCTTCGGAGATTTTTGAAAGCGATGGGCTAGGTTTAGGCTGCCTACTGAGGTCATCGAGCAAACTGCTTGCCTGACTTTTAGGCTCTGTCTTTTCGGACTTATGAGTCTTTTGCTTTTCAGCCTCCTGTTCTTTAGCCAATTTAGCTGCCGCTTGCTCTTCGGCCTTTCTTGCCCTCTCCTCATCGGCAAGCTTTTGCGCTGCCGCCCTTTCTGCAAGTTTTAACTCGCGTTCTTCCCTGGCCTTAATCCGCCTGGCATGCACTTCTGCCGCATGTTTGTCTTCCGCCTCATTTCTGAGGCGCTCGCGCTCTTTTAACTCCTCTCTATTTTGAGCTCTTTGAATCGAGCCGCCATTACTTAGCACCTCCGATTTAAAACTTGTCACTTCATTTGCTACCTGCGTCATTACTGATCTCCTCTTTTAATAAACCACCCTCTTGAACTTGTTGCAGCCGCCGCTCCGAAAATAGATTGATGCCCAAGTTAGGGTCGATATAACCCTCTTCTTGCTTCTCTACCTTCGGTATAAATAGATTGGAATCGATGCGATCGTCATATCGCAAGACAGTTTCTCGTAGGAGATTACGGATATGTTCGTAATCCATTCCTCTTGCTTGTAGGTTCTGAATTTGTGTTGATAGATTTGTAATCAGCGGCAGAACCTTTAGCCAACCTTCTTTTTCTTCTATGCCATCAGGTGCGCCAGTTGTGCCCGCCCGAATTCGCAGATCAACCATGTCAAAGATTCGATCTTTGGTAAGGGTTGGCCAATCATAGATTTTCTCTTTGGTGATAGTGAGCTTTCCATCGACCATAGTTGTTCTGGTAACTGGTGAGCCCATATAGCGCTCAACCTGCTTACTGGTTAATTCTTGTAATAAAACCTGGGCACTGTATTGAGCTATTTCTTGCAGCCAATCCTCTATTTGATCCTTGAATTCAAACACGCGCCCAGATAAGGCTCGTTGCAGGATATTGGCTTCGGTAGCCGTTTTAGGTCTTACTACTGTTGAGCGGGCTGCATCTTGCAAGCCTGTAACCTGCTCCCAGTCATAGCGCACCGCACTGGTGTCATAAACAATCGGGTCTATCTTTGGGTGACCTCTGGGAATAATGACTTGATTAAGAGGTTTACCTTCGGTATCAACGATGGTGATCTCTCCAAATCGTGAGTCAGCATGTTTTTTGATTGTTTTCTCATTGATATCCGCTGAGGCTACCCATCCCGGAATACAGAGGTCTCTGTGCTGATTAAATCTATCTCTCGCCTCATTGTGTTCATCTTGCAGGCGCTCTGTCAGATCAACCAGGCTCGGACCAACAAACTGGCCGTCAACCACTTGATACGGCAATAGGAAAAATGGATACCAACGCTCTCCGGCTCTAGGTGGTGAATATGGTTCACGTAGCCATTCTGTTGCGCCCTCTACCATGGTGTAAACACGCTGGGTAGTTCTATCCCAGATTTCCAGGACTGCGATCTGCTGATCATCGCTCACTGGGCTTTTACTTGCGTCTAAATGCATTGAGGCTAGGCGCCTAGCTTTCTTATGGGATGGATCGCCTTGGCCTGGTTGGTAGATCTTGGCACTAGAGAGATTCTTTTTATACAGAGCCTCAGCCTGCGCTCTCTTCATTGGAATAACTTGGCAGATCCAATCTGCATCGGTGTAGTCCCAGAATTCACAGATGGAGGGGTCGATGAGAAGGTTCTCAGTCAGAACCCTATCAATGACAAGACCTTCTGCGGTGGAAACCTCTGAGCGCTCATAAAAAGATCTGATGAGCTCATCTAGCTCCGATCTTTTGGCATCATGATGATTACTTTGAGCTCCGTCTTCGAGGTCTTTCTCTAACTCCTCAATCAGCGCTAGATTCTCTTGCGCATCGTTAATACGTCCTTGTATATAAGAATCCTTACTTAGATCTCTTTGATACATCACCTTAAGTATTCCAAAACTACAGGTCAAAGCAGCTCTTACCGTTGACTTAGCTCGATTCTTAAGTTGCGCATGCTCTAGAGCTCTATTAGTTACTTTTTCTATAGTGCTACAAAAGAGTTTGATATCTGCGCCCGCATGGGCTGGGGTAATTGAAATCTCTGGATTGCGGGCATAGACATTAGGCAGCACTGCAGAGATAGTGCCGTGGATTAGATTTGCTCTAAGGCTGTAAAAGTCTTTGCTGGTGGGGTCCGCGTTCCAGTTAAACCCAGCTACTGTGTTTCGGTTTTGTCTTACGCGCTTGTGAAAGGCCGACCAGTGAGCGCGCGCATGTGTAATGCGGGCGGTCCATTTTTGTTGAAGGGCTTGAGAGTCTTGGGGCACATCCTATTTATAAATTCAGGATGCCTATATTAGGTATTTATTTTGAATAAAAAAATGCGTTCAAAGATTTCCAATCGGGAAATATTGAGACAAATAACACAAGAATTATTTTTAGAAATTGGCAAATAAAGTACCAATTGAGCGTCACACATGCCAATCCCAAAATCAAGGGAATAGCCCAATCAATAGCAAAGATTCGAAAGAATTGCATTAAGTTATATTTTTTCGTCTGAGACCTAAAATTTGCAACATCGTCTTGGTACTGTTTGATCGTCTGCTCAGCCTTAATACATATGCGATCTATAACCCCGCTTTGGCTTTTAATTGCATCGACAACAGAATCTGTATCCCTGATCATCTTGCTGCGGATATAAGAAAGTTGATCCTTAACTTGACGAGTGCTGTCGGCAATATCTTTCAAACGATCACCCTGAAAATTATGAACCGGAGTTTTAGCATTTATTCTCCATGACAAATGATCGATAGCTGCATAAGTTACAAATGAAAGTAGTTCATAAGTAGCAATTATTGAAATGGCCCCCACAGCTATTGAAAATGTAGTTTCATCTCCAAGATCTATACCAAAAATACTTGTTAACTTTAGAGTGTGCGCGGATAGAATAATTCCAGCCGATGCCGAAATTAATAGATTACGCCTTACGGTTCTCGTAGCTTCTGAAAACTGATCTTTTAGTTTTTCTATTGCAATTTGATTGTTTACAGAATCCATTTTTGACATAGGTCAGCAATTAAAAAACCAAGTTTATCAAGAATAACTTTCATATCCGAGCCAATTGAATTACATAGCGCAATTAAATATAGGAGCTAGAAATTTTCCTAGACCTCATCACCCCATACCTAGTGGCATCCCATGCATGATCCTCGGCATCGGTATCCACGTCTTCGGGGTTTAAGGAGTCTGGCGGCAATTGAGGAATGGTTCTTAACCAGTGCTTACAGGTTGAAAAGATCTTGAGCCTATCTTCAGCTAAAAGTCGGATGATTTCTTGCGCACCGTTTACCCTGCTTCTTGGGGCGTTATAGGCCTCGGTCCATTTAACCCCCTTTTCTCTGAAGATTTGGCCAATGGATCGCTCTGCTCCTATCTTCGAGAAAATGGATGGGTCAGCTAGGTTCATGCGGTATTCATAACCAAGTCTTTGATCATGAATTTCGATCTTCTTGATCTTCTCTGCTACGACCGTTGCATCTTCTCTGGTGCCTGTGTTTTCTTTATCTCCGTATCCATAGAGTTCTCGCCAGAGGTAATAGACTCCATCGTTAGATAAAGCAAACCAGTAAATGGCATATGGCCTGGCATATCCCCAATCCATAGATCGCCAGACTTTCCATGTTGGTGGAATTGCGAAGGGTTCTACAACGTGTTTAGAAGGCTGCCATACGCCTTCCAGGAAACTTCCCACGTGGATATCCCAATCCCCCTCTAACCAGGCTCTACGCCTGTTTGGATCGCTTAGTGACTCTAGGCTCGTCAGATAGTTTGGGTCATTTCTGAGTAGGTGTGTGTTCTCATAAATCGTCGAATGAATTCTGACTCTTGGTAGTGATCCCTCTTTCCTAATGATTTGCCCAGCGGGAATTGCACCAATCTGAAATCGCTCCTTTACTGATGCGTGTCCCACTCCGAATGGATTGCATGTAGCCCTTACCATCCTTGGCATACCGGGATGAGATGACCTACAAGTGGAATGCATTGCTTCGTAAAAAGAGAGGTTGCGCCAGTTGGTGAGCTCTTCGAACCCTAGCCATGGATATTCGTGGCCATGATAATTCCAGTAGTCGTCTTCATTGGCCCCATAACGGAAATACAGCATCTCTCCTGTTGGCCATTTCCAGACATAATCCGATTCATTGAACTTAGCGCCTGGAAAGATCTGATAGAACCAGCGCTTGCTCTTGGCAACAACGTCTGCCAATTGGGGATAGGTCAATCGAAAGAGCGTGCCACGCCAATGATCTCCAAAGCCTCTGCCTACATGCTGGGCATAGCTCATTAGCAAGGTATCGGTCTTACCCCCTCCTCTGGTGCCCTCAAGCAATACCTCATAGACAGGACAAGTCAGAAACAGGGTCTGGCTTCCAGGCAATGGAGCCCAAATGGTTTTCATGGGGTTTATTTAATACGTCAGTGTTTTGGCTGAGCGGCTAACTCCCACTCCTCAACACTCATTGCACTTGGAACAACCAAGACACCACTTTGAAGGGGCGCTCCATCCTTACCGGTGTGCTCAATAGCAGAAAGACGAGGATGAACATAGGGGGCAGCATGTCTTGCGATAGTGGCAGCCATGTTCAAGAGTTTGATTCGGGTCTCGGTGATGACGTCATGATCATGATCCACACCCTCTTGAACATGATCATCATGCTTGCTGCAATTCTCTGCCTCTTGGTAGAGCTCCATCATTGTTTTCATCATGACCTCTAAGGGTGTGATCCCTTGTGCAGCAGCCACCTCTGCAATTTCACGCGTTCTCTTGGTCAGACTTCCTTCTTTGCGCCCCGCCCCTGGTCTAGCCCCTCCCTTGCTTGATGTCTTTGGTTTTGATTTCTTTTGATTGTTTTCAATCATGATGATGCATCTGGCTTTCTAAGCATCTTCAAAAGGTGGGGTTGCAATGCCACTGAATCCCCAATTGGGTCCTCAAACTCGATAATGATCCTTTGAAATAAGTCATGGCGACTTTGGGCACCTCGATGCTTAACAACCGTACCTATTCGGCCGCTTGGGGTTTTAACAATTGATCCGATTGGGAAATCCTCCATATCTGGACGATCGATAACGCCGGCAATACAGGGATTAGCTTGCATGGGAAGCCTCCGCTCCAGCTGGAATCTCTTTTCTCTTACGCAGCTCAGCAAAGATTCTAGTTTTGAATGCGTCATAGCTCTCTGAGCCCTGAGCCCTCATACCCAATTCCCTACCCTTGCTATCTATCCCCTCCGTGGATTTCCACCAAATATCTTCACCTGGATCAGTAGCTAGACTCCTTCTTCGCATGCCTTTGAGAATGGCAAGAACAAATCCCACGTTGATAGGTGTTGAACTAGATGCCCGCCTTCTTGTCTCTTTAGCCTGAGAGATAGCTTCAGCCATCTCCTTTTCTGCAATGCCCATCTCAATCATCTCTTTGATGCGCCCATCATCAAGGGGAATATTGATGCCCTCCTTCGAAAAAAGTTGAATTATCTGAGCGGGGGCTTGATCTGTCGTCCCAATACTTATCTTTTCAGCCCCATTGTTTTGTTTGTCTGGTGTATGGAGATTGGTGTTTGGTGACTGGTGTATGGTGTTTGGTGACTGGTGTATGGTGTTTGGTGACTGGTGTATGGTGTTTGGTGAGCATTGCGTTGGCAATGCGTTCGCATTGCGATCGCATGCTAAGTTGGAGGTATTGTCTGACAGTATTTGCTCTGCTGATGATGACTGCCAGCGGCCTTCTGCACTCCGCCTGGCTTTAATTTGACGGTCCTTAAAGCGAGCTATTTCATGGTCACAACGCTCCTGTCGCCAGCCATCATCTGTTAGGTTAAAAAATTCATTGAGGACTGAGACCACTGCATTTTTTTCCTCTTTAGACCTGGCATTGATTAATCTCTGAACGGTCTTTACGTCTACTGGTAGCGGCTTTTCTGTAGCGTAGTACTTTCTGATCAAGCGACTATAGGTGGCGTCCTCGATAAAGGTGAGATGGGCGGTTGCTTCTGCGTAATCTCCAATGTGATGCTCGTAGTAATTCATGTAATACGGTCTCCGTAGCGTTCTTTTTCTTGCGTAAATTATTTAATGCAAGAGATGAATCTAACAATCGGAAAGCGTATCGTCAAACGCGTTTTTTCTGAATTTATTTTTAATTTATTTATCTACTAATACGCTGTAATCCGTATTTAAGAAATTTGAGATGCTTAAAAATTTCTTTCGAAGTGTTAATTGATCTACATATGTCCAACAATCTCCCATTGCCATCAGAAATTACTGACAAGGCTGTAGCCCTTTATTGGATTGACCTGTAGCACTTATATGAATAAATATTTTTTTGTAGGGCAAAAATAATTTGCACTCAGAGGATGGGTATTGTCTTTTGATTGACCATCAAAATTTCATTGGCTACATTGCTCTTCAGCAGCACACATACATATTCATAACAAAACTAGAAGGAGAACAATTTGATGGTAGCAATTCGGCTTTATAGTTTGTACCGTTCATACGGTTACACAAAGATGAGCTCGGCAAAGATGGCTTTGCAGGTTTACAGAAAAAATATGAAGCGCGCCCGCCAAGGAGGTCACCATGAGTAATTCAAATGTGCAAACTCCATCAATTACATTGATGCGAATTCCACAGATCCTTGAGGTAATGCCAGTTTCGAAATCAAAATTCTGGCTGATGGTTCAGAAAGGTGAGTTTCCCAAGCCAATTAAGATTGGAAGATCGTCATTTTGGACGATTGAACAGGTACAAGCTTACCTGCAAGAAAAGACGGGAAATTCTTAAGATTTGATGACCCCTGAGAATTCTCGGGGGTTAGGCTAATGCTTGATCAACCAGAACATCTGCTATTTTTCGCTGTAATTCGCAAGCATTGCCTATAAGAGATTTAAGTTGATCGCATATTAAAAAGAGCTCATCAACTTTCTCTACAATCCTCTTTTGCTCTGCGAGAGGCGGCAGCGGGAAAGGATAATTCCTAAGC